GTCAGCTCCGTGTATTCGATCCCGGCGAACTCGACGGGCTCGATCAATTTGTAGGTTTTGCTTTGCGTCTTGGCGGGGGGCATAGCTGCTCACAGTGTTAGGGGTTATGCCTTCCGTGGGGGCGCAAAAGGCAAGGGGCGCCCCGCAAGGCGCCCCTTCAAATTTACAGGCCGAGGTTGATCCGGTCATTAACGAGCTGGTCGACGCCGCCAATGATCCGCTTGACGTTTTCGACGTCGAGTTCAATCATTACGCGGTCGCCCTTGGAGAGTTTGTAGTAATCGCAGGCAACCTCAAAATCGACGGTCGCCTTATCGCCCGCCTTATACTCTTTCCAGTCGATCGTCTTGATAACGCCGCGGAGGTTGCACACCACGTTTGCGGTTTCACCGTTCTGCGAGGCTAGCGATCCGCGCAAAGTAAACGCCTTCGATTGGCCAGGATAGAGGCCGAATTTTTCGATGACTTGGTCGTCGACCGAGGTCATCGTGAATTTGAACTCAACTTTTTCAGTCCCGAGGTCGACCTCGACGGGGGTGTCCATGCCGCCGCCGCGGAACTCTTCGGTCTTGATTTTGAGCGAGGGAAGGGTAGCCGCCTCGCAATCACCGACTTTGCCGAAGCCGTCGCAAAAAATAACGAACTTCCGCAGGACCATATTAACGGCCATACTTGCCTCCTTGGCGCCACCGTATTAATACGGGCGCATGACTGATTTGACCGCGGACCGAGCCCGCGAATTGCTCGATTACAACCCCGAGACGGGGGTGCTTAGATGGCGTGTTGCAACAACCCGGCGTATTCGCGCTGGGGACGTCGCGGGTTGTCGTGAGCCAGACGGGCGCATCCAAGTTAGGGTCGGTGGGCGGCTTCACCGCGCTCACCGCGTAATCTGGCTAATGATGACGGGAGAATGGCCGCCGTGCCTCGTTGACCACATCAACGGCGACCCATCTGACAATCGCTGGGCTAACCTGCGGGCTGCGAGCCACTCTCAGAACCGCTGGAATATGCGCCGCCATGAGCGGAACACGAGCGGCTTCAAGGGCGTTTCATTTGATGCGCGCAGACGGAAATGGCGGGCGACAATAAAAGTCGGGAACCGTCAGAAGTGGCTCGGTTATCACGCGAGCCCGGAAGATGCGCACGAGGCATACAAGCAGGCAGCCCGGGAGAACTTTGGCGAGTTCTCCCGGTTTAAGTAGCCTAGACCGACAGCTCGCGAACCACGGTGTCGATCAGTTCGTCATAGTAACTTCCATTTCTATGGGCGCGGAAGATGAGGTGTTCGAGGGGCGCCGGAGGCTCGATGTCGAAGTCAACGTACAAGCGACCGGCCATCATGGTGGCTTTTGTGTTTAGCGTGGGGTCCACCCAGCACTTGCCGCCGAGGATAGCCCCGACCGCCGTCTGATGCCGCAGGAACGCGTTCGTGCTCTCCGCGATCTCCAGAATGTTATTGACGGAGAACGGCCGGTCGATCGCCCACAGGAACGCGTCCTCAAGGGCCTCGTAGACCATGTCGGCCGTGCGCCGCACGGACAGGAACGCCCACAGCGCGTCGGAGGAGGTCGTGCGGTTGCCCCACAGCCTAAACCCGTCGTGCCGGATAATCGTCGCGACCTCATGCTCGTTGAGGTAGTTCGCCTGGGTATCGGCGTCGCTGATGTTGAAGTCGATCGGCCGCGAGGTGCCGGTGATCCCGTACAGCTCTTGGTTCGAGGGTGACCACCAGTAGCCCTTGTCCTTGTCCGTGCGGGCGATCAAGCCTGCGACGGAGGGGGAGGCGGGATAAGCGACGTGGCTGTTCGTGTCCGCGTCGTAAACCGTTACGCGGGGGTCGACCACGTAAACGCGGCTGTCGCCGAAGTCGTTGCGGTAGGTCACCGCTGCCGTATCGGTCGTCGACGGGCCGTCGGCGATCACAACGCCGCGCAGGCGCTTGGCGATCGACTGGAGTTCCGCCGCGACCGGGTTCTTCGCGGACCCGATCTGGAGCGTGCCCGTTGCGGTTGATCCCGTTCCGGGGGCGGAGAAGGTAATCGTCGAGCCGGGGGCTACGGCCTCGCCGGGGTTGTCGATAAAGACCTCGACGACCTTACCCGCGTCGGCGCCGGTCCCCATGATCGGCGAGAACTTCGGCGTGGTTTTCGGCTGCGGCGGGGGCGGGGCGGAGAAGGTCACGGTCGGGGGCGAGACGTAGCCGACGCCGCCGTCGGTCACAACGACCGCGATAACGTTGTCGGCGAGCGAGCCGGTGCCGAGAACGGCGATACCGGAGGCCGCCCGGTTGCCTGCGCCCGCCGGGGGCGGGGCAAACGTCACCGTCGGAGCCGTCAGGTATCCCGCGCCGTCCTCGGTAATCGTAACCGAGGTCACCTTGTCGTCGGTCAGGACCGCCGTGCCGGTCGCCGTAACTTCCGAGCCCGGGGCCGGGTTAAAGGTGATCGTCGGGGCTTCGGTATAGCCGGAGCCCTGACCCGAAACGGTAACGTCCGTCACGCCGTCGGTGACGCGGTAAGAGGTCCAGCCCGGAGCAATGAGAACGCGGGGCGTCAGGCCGGTTTTCGGGCGGGCCTGGAGGAACGCCCAAACGCCGGTTCCCGAGGTGGCCGAGCCGACAATGTTGCCGCGCGTTTCGGCGGCCGTCTGGCCTTCCTCCACACGGACGACAATAACGGTGGCACCGCCCTGCTCGAAGATGCGGTCGAGCGCGTCCTTGAGCGTGCCGCTTTCGCCGAGGTCGGCGGCTTGGCGCGGGTTGCCGATAATCAAGACCGGCTCGTTAAGGGGGTACTTTGTTTCGTCGGCGTCGGGCGCGGTGCCGATCAAGCCGATGACCGAAGACCGAAGGACGCGGATCGGGCGGATGCCGTCCGAGATTTCGATAACTTCGATGCCATGTAAAAAAGTCTCTGACATATCAGATACTTAGCTCCGTGTTGCCACCGGCCGCCTTTTGTATTAATACGGCTGCATGAAACTGACAGCCGAGCGCGCCAGAGAGTTGATCCATTACGACCCGGAGACGGGCGTTTTGACGTGGAAGGTGGGCGGATTGAACCGCCGCCCGGGTCGGGTTGCCGGATCGGTAGACAAGGTGACCGGCCGAAAGAACGTCATGGTAGACGGGTGCCAGACGCGGACTTATCGGCTTGCGTGGCTGATAATGACCGGCGAGTGGCCGAAGCATACGATTGACCATATCAACGGCGACCCGTCGGACGACCGCTGGTGCAACCTCCGCGAAGCTACGCCCGCCCAGCAAAACGGAAACATGCCGTGCTGGAGCCGCCTCGGCGTCAAGGGCGTCACCCGCCATTGGAGCGGCCGTTACATGGCCCGCATCAAAAAGCGGTATATTGGCATGTACGATACACTCGACGACGCCGCCCGCGCCTACGCCGAAGCGGCGGCGCGGGAATATGGCGAGTTCGCCCGCCGCCCCTAAAGACCCGTCACCGTAATCGGCGGCGGCAGGATTTTGCGCTTTTCGTACTCGGCGGCATGGCGAAGGGTCTGCTTGATAAAGCCGTCGAACCACGCCTTGAGGATCATGGGCACGTCCGGGGTCACCGGGTTGCCCTCGGCGTCAACGAGGGTCGCCTTGTAATAGTCGGCCACGGCTTCAAGCAGCTTGGCGACGTCGGCATCGGCGGCCTCGTAGGTGGCGGTAAACCCGCCACCCTCCGCAATCGTGCCCATCGTCGGGCCTTCGACGAGAAACGTAATCTTACCCATCGACGTGCTCCTCGGCCTTCGGTTTCTGCTGCTCAGCGACCTGCTTGTTCAGCTCGGCGACAACCGGTGCCGCGTGCTTAAACGGCATCTCGGCCAAGGCGGCGCCAATTACTGCCCACTGCTCTTGCGTCAACGTAATGGTGTAGGTCATCGTGCTTCCAATACCTTTAGTCTCTGGTTCAACCTAGCGATGTGGACAGCCTGGACTTCGGCGACTTCCCAAAGGCGCTGGGCAAGATCGCCCGTCGAGATGGACCCTTCGGCCCACTCTTCGCGCGACGGCATGTTCGGCAGATGCCCTGCCGCCCGCCACTTGCCCTCGTAAACATCAGGATCGAGTTCGTCCGCGTTGGCCGCAAGCCTGCGGGCTGGCTCGTGCGTTGGTTTGCTCGAAGCCGCGTCCCAGAAGGCGAGGTCGATCTCGCCGTGGATGGCCTGCTCCAGCGCGTAACAGGTCAGGAGGACGTTGTCGTCATACACGCTGACGGCGTTGATCGTTCCAGCGCCCCTGTCGCCAGAGGTCGGCGCCCCAACGACAAATCCTTGGCCGACGTAGGCCCTGGTGCCCAAAGACCCGGCGACTATCGTCACGAACTTGATCTGGCCGTCCTCCGAGCCAGCCGCGTTGTCGGTGCAGGCCCCGATGATCTGCGCGTAGGTATCAAGGCCCGCCGCGCTGTCCTTGCCGTAGAACCGGACCATGCCGATGTCGGCTATGCCATGCGCGTCGGTTCGGTAGAGCCTCGTCTCGGCGTAGGCGGACGGGTTCTCAACTTGGAGTAGCCCCTTGGAGTTCAAGGTGCCCCCGTCGACCGTGATCATATTGGCCGAGTGGGTGATGATAACGTCGCCGTTGTTCCAGTTGATGGTTCCGCCATCTGCCAGATAAAGTTCAGACCAGAAGTTTGTGCTCCTCCCCAGGGTCATGCCATTGCTTGTGGAAGGGTAGACGGCCGTCGGGATTATTGTGAAGTTGGGCGCAAACGTGCCCGCGTTGTACAGTTGAAATAGGAGCGAGGAGTCTTCTGATCCTGACGTGTGATCGTTGCACTGAACCAAAATTCGAGCATATCGCTCGATGTTGGCCGCGCTGTCCATCCCATTAAAATCGAGCGCAGCAATCGAAACGGGGCTACCGTGCGCCGAGGTGTTCTCGATGTTAAACTCGGCAATCGCTGTGTTCGACCGCATCCTCAGGGAGCCGGTCGAGTTGATGAGATCAACCCCACCACCAGCCCAGTCGATGGTTCCGCCGCTTGCGAGAAAAAGGTCACTCCAACCGAGAGATGATGACCCAAGAGCGTTGCCATCATTGGCATGGGGCGCAAACTCTGATGTCGTGAAACGGTATTCAACTGATGGAGTTCCGCCGACTGCGCCCTGCCCAAGCCGCAGCGTTGCGCCACTGTCCGCCACATGGATCGTCCAGCCCGCCGAGCTGTCAACAAGAGCAAATCCGCCACCGAACGATCCTGATGCAACGAAGGAGGCGTTGGTCCACGCCGATGTTTGCGCGTTAAACGTGCTTTCATTGACCGTAATCTTGCCAAGCGTCACCTCCATGTCGCCGCCGCCCAGCGTCAACAGATTGGAGGAGTGGGTGAGCGTGACATCTCCGTTGTTGAAGTTGATGACGCCGCCAGACCCCAGAAACAGATCGGCAAACTGATATGCCGAGTTGCCGAGGGCGATGGTGTTGTTGCCACCTGGGAGGACTTGTGTGCCGCTTAGGTTGAGAACATTCGTGAGCGCACCTGCCGTCGACGCGGCAAGCAACAAACGAGCATCTTCCGAGCCGTCGGTCGCGTCGTCCGCGTAGCACTGGATGCGCCCGTAACGGTGCCAGTTCCCGCCGCTGTCCCTGCCATCAAAATATAAAAACCCGACGTCG